CAACCCGCCGGACTCCGTGAACTGACCGGTCGTGTTACCCGGCGCCACAGTGATGGCATCAATCACTACCGGGGTGCCGTCGGATATGGGGTTGCCGTCGCTATCGAGCCCGCCAGCAGGGGTGACAGTGACCGGCTCGCTCGTTCCGAAGAGGTTCACGGCCCGTAGATCGGCTGTCCGGCAAGGTCAGCGCCGCAGGAGCAGTCTGATCCGCCGAAGTAGAGGGAGCAGATCGGCGAGTGGTAGCCGCCGCACCCCACGGTGTCGATGGAGAACGCCTTCGACTCCGAGCCGTTCTTACAGATGTCCTGAAGCTGCGTAATTTCAGATGGCCAGAGGTTAAAGCCGCCCCGTTGACGGTTGTCGACGGTGACACTCATCGGCCCTACGGTCTTCGACTGGAAAGCGCCGGAACCGGCCTGCGACCAACGGATTACCGCACCGATCAGGATCAGTTTCGCCTCAGCCAACTGATCTGCTGTCGGTGCTGGAGTGGTTGCGTCTAGGCATGGAGCGACCCGTGATGCGCGAGCATTCGCACCGGCAACCCACGTGGCGGCCATCGCGTGTGAGGCGATGTCGGTAGGCAGGTCGATGGCGTAGATGATCTCGGCCACGGGTCACTCCACCCCTGTCATTTACTGGCTGTACTACCGGTTTTGGGTGAAACGACCTTCTCCGGCAGGCGGTAGCCAGCAGCGATACGCAAGTCCTTCTTGGACTCGGCGACGGACACCGTTTGACCGTTGGGGGCGATCAGGGTGACAGTGTCGGACTTCTTTTCGACCATGATGTTTCCCTTCAGTTAGTTGGCGGTGGCGTCTTTGACCTGAGCGAAGGCATCCAGCGACATGATTCCGATGCCGTAGACGACCTCAGCGCGGATCGCGATCTGGTTCAGCCCCTTCAGATCGCCGAGGCCGTCCGGGTCGCCGTACTCGATCAGTTCCAGCGGGACGTTGACCTGGACGCCCCACCGGAACGCGGAGAAGTCACCGACGATGGCCTTCACGTTCGGGTTGGTGGTGGCGTAGGCGCCGGTAGTGACCGTCACAGCCTCGGGGCCGCCGCGCACCGTGTCGGACACGGCGGCGCCCAATCCCATGAACCCGGTGGCGTTCGTGCCGAAACCCAACTCCGGGTACAGCTTCTGCTCCGTGGTCACGCTGCGCTGAGTGGCCAGTGAGAACGCATAGCTGTTGTCCAGTGCAATCCCATCCGGCGCCAGGCTGTCGGCGAGCACCAGTCCGACGGCGGCCTCAATGGCCTGGTCGGGCTTGGTCAGCGTCGCCGTCACCAGTTCAACGACGTTGGTCGTGTCCACGATCTTCACCGGCGAACCAGCCAGCAGGGCACCGGTCAGCGGGTTGATTCCGTGGATCGCGATCAGGTCGAGCGCACGTCCGAGTGCGACGCCCGACAGGTCGGCCATCGTTTGGAGGACGCCGAGCTGGCGGGAGTCGTCGGCCCACTTCACTTCCTGGTTGAACCGCTGGGTGACCTGCACCTTGCGGGGGATTGCGGTGACGGGAGCGAAAGTCGCGGTCGACTCGCTCTTCTGGATGCCTTCCCCCACGACCTGGCCGCGAGGCGGGGCGGTGAGCGTCATGTACTGCTGCTCACCGAACTCCTGGGGTTCGGCGGCGGACAGGCGGGCCAGTACGGACTGACCTTGGGCCTTCTGCCACACGCCGGGCACCATGTGCTTAGGCAGGGAGAAGGTCCCGGTTGCAAGTGCGACCATGTCGCTGTTCCTTTCGGGTTAGGAACCGCCGAAGAAGCCCCGGGCGAATGCTCGGTCATCCTCTTCGGTGGTGGTTCCGGTCGTTGTCGACGTGCCCTCCTTGGACACGATCGGGTGTTTCTTCTTGCGGTCGGTCTCGGCATTCGCCTTCTCGGCCATGAGGTCAGAGAGCCTCTTCGCTTGGGCGTCGAGGGTCTCTTCGTCGGTTCCAGTGAGAAACTCGTCCGCGACCTCTATTGAGAGGCCGTGCTGAACCGCCTTGCGGACGCGCATTGCTTCCTGCTTGGCGGTGTCGCGTTCGGATTCAGCAGTGGTGATACGACCGTTGGCCTTCTCGATTTCAGAGAGGTTGGCCTGCTCGATCTCATCAAGCCTGGACGCTTTCGCCTTGATGTCGTTGTAGTCCTTGAACTTTGCCCGTTCGCGGTCCAAACGATCCTTCAGCGCTGCGTTCAACTCCTGCTGGGAAGTGATCGGCTTGAATTCGTCAGCGGCGGGCGTATCTCCGCTGGTGATGTTGCCGCCCGGAACTTCTGGTGTGGTCGTATCGTCTGCTGCTTCAGACATGTGTTTCTCCTTGGATCCGTCCGTTAACCGCCGGACGTCGGCGTAGGCCCGCTATGGGTAAGCGGGGGGATTATGGGGATCAGGCGGCGCTGGTTGCGCCCTGATCCGGCGTTGCGGGGCCCTGAGTGCGCCGGTTGTTGGCGATGGCACGCACAGCGCGCTTCGCCTGCTGCGGCGTCAACCCGAGAAGCTCAAAGCCAACAGCGGTATACGCCAACTCAGGCATTGCCGCGAGTTGCTTCGAACCGGCGTCAGCGACCGCCGCTCGAGACAAGTACCGCGGGTCGCGCCATTGCGTGTCAATGGACTTCCAGCCATCTGGGATCTCGTCGATGGCAACCTTGTTCAGCATCGCCAGCGCACGCACGTAGGACTTCCGCGCCGCGGGGCTGAAGTCGTCGACCGCCCCCTCGGCCTCAGCGATCAACTCGTACTGCGACGCGTCGTACGATTCCGCCGACGTCGGGTTCGACAACCCTGAAATGGCGACGGCGGTATCGGGCAGCGACGCCTCGCGGGCGAACAGCTTGGCGAGACCGTTGATGTCAGACCAGTGAGAGTCAGGGCTCGCCGCCGGGAACTGCTTCACGTCCGCCCGACCCAACGCCGGTATCGCGGCGTCCTTGTCGTCGGGGAGTCCCTTGATGCGGCCCATTCGTGCCTGCCACACCGTCATCCGCGTGCCGTCACCATTCATCAGCGACGACTCGTCAGCACCCAGCAGCCAAAACTCCGGATAGGAGAAGACATCCATGTGACCTTCGCGGCGGGCAAGCTCACGGGTCGCGGCGTCCTGCAACCCCATCATCGGCTGCGTGATCCGTGATCGTCCAAACGGGCGCTTCGGGGCCGGCTTGTACGGCAACACCTCTGCGGGCACCCCGTACACATGGGGGTATCGCTCAACCTGCCACTTCAGCGTTGCCTTGTCGCGCTGCGCCGTGATGGTTTCGTTGTCGAGATACAAGGCAAGGTTGAGGACTTGACCCTCTTTGTCCTTGTCGATCACCGACAGCAGGTTGTCCAAGTGGCGGCGGCGTCGGTTCCACACGCCTGTCGCCTCGGTGGCGTCCTTGACGTGAATCAGAGCGGCAGGCTCACCGTCTTGACCCATGGTGTTGATGAGGAACGCCGGGCCGTGCTGCATCGCTGCCACGATCGCACCGTCAATCTCCGATGCCAGGTGGTTGTCATCCCATACGTCGTCCCCGCCGATGCTGGAGAGATCGCCATCGGACCACACGAAGCCATTCAGGTTGCAGCGTCTAGCGAGGGCGTCGACAGCTTTCCCCGTCCACCCCAGAACAAGGCCCATGTTGAAGTACTGCGGCGGGATCAACGTTCCGACGTAACGAATTGTCCGCTGGTTCTCGTAGTACGAGGTCCTCAGCAGGTTTGACATGCGCCGGTTGTCAATTTCGGCGAGAAGCCCGTTGGTGAGGGCGTTCTCGTCGTTCGTGACACCTGGCAACCGAACCGTCTTCGGCCCGGGAAGGCTAGGAGTGTCCATCTAGACCGCGGCCTCAGACCGGCCACGACGCGACACCGCGCGACTGTTCTCCGACGGTCGCCGCTCCGTCATCGCCACGTACACAGCCGCCGACATGGCGATTGCAGGCCCGATGTCAAACGAATCCGATCGGGGCTGCAGCACCCATCCACCCGATCCACGGTCCTGACGCTTGGACCCGCGCACAGCGTTGTCGAGGTCCACCTGGCCGCCATGAGACAACCGGCCCTGCTCAACCATGCTCAGCCACAGTGCGTTACCGGCACCCGATTCGTTCTGCGTGTACGCAGAAGCGTTGAAGAATCTCTTCTTCAGCTTCTCCCCCAACGCCTTGGCGGCACCGGTTGTGTCGTACTTGATGGGTGTCCGTTTCGTGGCGTGGCGGTTCAGAAAGTTCATCGCCTCCACCTCCGATTGTGTGCCCAAAGCGATCTCAACGTGCGCGGACTCCCCTTCGCACCAGCAAGCGTCAACCCAGAACCACCCCGACCTAGTGGCGTTGATACCGAACGACGCCACCTCGGGAAGATCATCAGGATCAGCAGCGAGGAGTTTCCAGTCGTCCTTCGGGACGACCGACATAGCTTCATTCGTCTTGTCCCAGATACCGAAGACTTCACGCATCACGTCTTCGGCAGACATGTTCTCCACCAAGCGTTCGATCGCGGACTTACTGACACGGAACCCAAAGGACGGGTTCACTTCCGACAAGCCTGACCAGAAGTCAGGCGCGTCGATATCGGTCACGACGTCATCCGGAGACTCTGGCGAAAACTCGACGTACACACCCTTGAACGGTCGGCGCTTCTTAGGCTCGAGCGCCTTATCCCGGCGGCGCTTGAACGACTCATGCACACCGAGCGCGATCTCCTGTGGTCGTGGCGGGGTGCCCATGAAGAACGCCAAGCCGATATCGGAGACGTTCATCGCGGCGAGCATGTCCGTCAGCGCCGAGTCCTTCAGGTTCTGACACTCGTCGTACACCTCGATGTCGACTTCCGCGAATCCGCGTCC